CTACAACCCGGACAGGTCGTCTGAGCTCCTCTAACCCCAACTTCCAGAACCAGCCGAAGGGTGGGAAATTCCCGATCCGGAAGTGTGTCGTATCCCGTTTTGAGGGTGGTCAGATCCTAGAAGCTGACTTCTCTGGTCTGGAATTCAGGGTGGCTGGAGAGCTCTCCCGAGACCCTCAAATCATCGATGACATCCTATCTGGGAAAGACGTCCACAAGCAAACGGCCTCTATCATCTCCCAGAAGCCCGTAGAGACGATTTCTAAAGAGGAGAGGCAGTCGGCTAAGGCCTACACATTTGCGCCGCTCTACGGCGGTCTGGGGGCGTCTGAGCCACCCCACGTTCAGACCTATTTCAAGGAGTATTTCAACATCTACCGGGGGCTGGCCCGTTGGCATAAGACCCTCATGGATGGAGTGCTCCGGAATGGCATTGTTCAGATCCCCTCTGGGCGTCAGTTCTTCTTCCCCGAGGCTAAGAGGCTCCGTAATGGGCGGATCACAAATGCTACGGCTGTCGTGAATTATCCGGTACAGTCTTTTGCTACGGCAGACATTGTCCCGCTGAGCTGTATCCGTGCCCTCCAATTTTTCCGTGAAAATAAGCTAAAATCTAAGCTGATCCTAACCGTGCATGACTCCATCGTCGTGGATGTATTTCCCGGGGAGAAAACGGATGTCGTGAACGGGCTGACTTGGGCCATGAGAGGTGTGTCAGAGGAGCTTAAGGCTCGCTTTGATTACACTGCAGTACTTCCCCTCGATATTGAAATGGAGGCTGGCAGCAATTGGATGGAAACCTCTGCTGTCCCCGTACCAAAGGAGCTACCGAAATGTCTGAAACAATGAAAGGTGCGTTTGATAGTGGATTGATCAGTACCCTAGATCCACCGGATCGATTTGATCTGGAGCAGGAGATCTTCAAGTGTTGGCAGGTCGTAGATGACGTAGAGCTGATTTATTCAGCCTCCGATAGCATCGATGCCAACTCAATGCAGAATGTCCTGCTGGGTGTAGCCGCTCTCTATGAGCTCAAGTTCAATAAGCTGTTCCAGACCTACGAACATCTTCTTCAAAAGGGGTACGCTAACAATGGACTTTGATGAATGGTTCGAGATCTTCATGATAGGTGTCATTTTCACCACGTCAATCATGGTGGTGCACACAATGCTTAACCTTTTATCTGCATGATTTCTAGACGCACTAGCGATTGACTTAGTGTCATAGCTAGTGTACTTTTTAACCTCCAACAAAGGAGATACTTATGGGCGATTTAGCTACTGTTGATCAGGCACAAGTGAATCAGCTTGCTGCCGTTTTGGGCGCATCACAAGAAAAATCTAGTGGTGGTGCTTCTTCTAACCGCTTACCGCAACTGAAGATTTCTTTAGATGAAGATGCACAGGGCCGTGAGATTAAGCCCGGCCAATTCTACGTACACGGTACGGGTCAGGAACCGATCTACGCTAAGAGCGTGAAGATCCGTCCGCTGAGCCAGCTCTTTCAGTACCTTCAGTGGGATGCAAAAGAGAACAAGGTAGCGAATAAGACTCTGATGATCACGGACTTCAAACAAGAAGCTCGTGACATGAAGGGAACCCTGCGCTGTGGTAAGCCTACCTCTAAGGTCTACCGTGAGATGGATGAAGCTGAGCAGAAGAAGTACAGCGATATCACCTGCTTCCGTCAGATCCGTGCATTGGTAACTCTCGAAGGTACTACGGCTGAAGGTGAGAAGGGCAGCATTGAAAATATGCCTGTCATCATCATGGCTAAGGGCTCCAATTACAACGGCTTTGAAGATGAGTACGTGAAGGCTCTACCGCAAGGTAAGAACTTGTTTGACTATTGGGCTGAAGTGACGGCCGAGAAGAAGCGTAAGGGCTCGGTAAATTACTACGTATGGCACTACACGCCCCTGCTCTCTGATGCTGTACCGCTCGATCAGACTACTTTCGATACCATGATCCATATGGCGAAGATGATCAAAGAAGAGAACAAGATGATCGACAACGCTTATCAGAAAGCAATGCGTGAACGATACATCGATGAAGATGCAATCGAAGCTCTTGAAGCTGACCTAGAAGCCGATCTCGAAGACGCTGCGTAACCTCCTCCCAGCGATGGCTTGGGGGGCCTTAGTGCCCCCCCTTTTTAACACAGATGCGTAGACGGAATAGCTCATGTCATTATCAGTCCTTGAATTGCAGATTCGCAGAACCCTTGATCAATTGTCCAATGGGGGAGCGGTCGAATTTAACGACCAGTGGATTGAAGATGCAGGAGAGATGTTCAAGGATGCCTTGCGTAAGCAGCTCTCTGGACGTGAGAATGAATTCCGTCTGCGTATGTCCAACATCGGTCGTCCCCTGTGCCAACTTCAGATGGAGAAGGCGGGGGCTGAACGGTCACGGATGCCCTACAATCATGTTCTGAGAATGATGCTAGGTGATGCCGTAGAGTGCATCATGGAAGTCATCCTCCGTGTGAGTGGGGCGAACATTACGGGCGGTAAATCACAGGCTGAATTCCATGTCGCAGGTACCACCATCAACGGTGAAGACGATATTGAGATTGATGACAAAGTCTACGACACTAAGTCTGCCTCCCCGTGGGCCTACGATAACAAGTGGTCTGAAGGGTGGCATGGTCTGGTTAAGGATGATGCCTTTGGCTACACCGCTCAGCTCCTAGGCTACGCTAAGGGCTTAGGTAAGCAGCCCGGTGGCTGGATTGTAGTGAACAAGAGTACGGGTGAAGTCCGTGTTGTAGAAGCTAACCCCTCCCAGTCTGAGGTGGATAGCATCACTGCTAATGTCACCAATACCATTAATAAGATTACAAGCGATGCTCCGTTTGAGCGCTGTTATGAGCCTGTCGATGAATACTTCCGTGGTAAGCCCACAGGGAATAAGCGTCTAGGCTCTAACTGCTCCTTCTGCTCCTACGTTGCAGAGTGTTGGCCTAATGCCGTGCATAAACCGCAGGCAATGAGTCAAGCAAAGAATCCGAAGTACTACTGGTACACGGAATATAAAACCACCGAGGAAACCTAATAGCCTATGGCTTATGCAAACGTCTGTCGTAGAGCAATCACAGCAGGGTACCGATCCGGAATAGAGAGAGACATAGCAAAACAACTGAAGCAGCTAGGGATAAAGGCAGACTATGAACCCTTCCGTATCCCGTATACTGTTCCAGAGAGCTATCATAAATACACGCCCGATTACGTCCTACCGAATGGGATCGTCATTGAGAGCAAGGGTCGCTTCACCGTCGAAGACCGAAAGAAGCACCTGTATTTGAAAGAGCAGTATCCGCATCTCGATCTACGCTTCGTGTTCTCTAACTGCCGAGGAAAGCTCCGTAAGGGCAGTAAGACTACCTACGCTGATTGGTGTGATAAGCACGGCTTCCTCTACGCCGATAAACAGATACCTGAAGAGTGGATCGGAGAGTCCTCCAAGAGACGATCCATGACCTTAATCAATACATGGAGACGTGCTTCGTGAGTGACGAAATCAACGGTGTTCTGATTGAATTGTTTCCGGATGAGGACGGTGATTTGGCATTCAGCGTAGGAGCTAATTTTGGCCCTGATATCTCAGAGGAGGGGGCCCATGTCCTTCTCGATTGTGCTGCCGGTCTCTTCGGTCTCCTGTCGGGTCAGATCCAGCAGGTGATGCAGTTAGGACAGGTTGTCCGTAGCGTCAGTGATTTTGATGAGATTACCTTCGGTGATCTGCCCGGTGATGACATCGTATTTGAGCCTGAAGAAGGGCTCTTGGATGGGGTCAACGATCCAGAAGATGACAAGGTTATCGATTTTAAGAGAGCGAAGTTTAATCCTAAGAAAGACAGGAGCCACTGATGACAATCCGTGCACACACCTACCCATTTAATGACGTAGATCCACATACCGTGACTGAGAAAACAGACGTAACCTATTCGTTTTCAGATATGAATGAAGATGTGGTCAATGCTCCCTCTCACTACCGTCAGCACCCGAGTGGGGTAGAGTGCATCGAAATCACCAAGCACATGTCTTTCTGCCTAGGCAATGCAGTCAAATATATCTGGAGAGCTGGGCTGAAGACAGAAGATCCTACGGAAGATCTGCAGAAGGCGATCAAATACCTGACATGGGAAATCGAGCGTCTGGGAGGTAAGTGATGCATATACAGCAATTCTTCACTGTACCTCTGCTCAATGAGCATGAGTGTAGCCGAGCGGTTAAGCAGTCTCTTGAAGAGGATATGATCGATGGAACTGTGCTCATTTCAGGCAAAAGCTCTAAAATGCGGAAATCACGCAACTGTGAGGTACGCTGGATGTACCCTGCCCCTCACAACAATTGGCTACACAGCATCATCAGCAAAGCCGTACGAGACGTGAACGATAAGACGTTCCAGTTTCAACTTGATGGCTACGAAGAGCCCCTACAATTCCTGACCTACAAGATGGGTCATTTCTATGCCACTCACGTAGACAATGGGGATGATAGCGTAGCTACCCGGAAACTGACTGCAGTGATCCAACTCTCTAAGCCTACGGACTACGTAGGTGGATGTACAAGTGTGTACACGAATAGCCGTGGTGGTCTGGAAGGAAACCGCCGCTGTATGAGCCGTCAGCTAGGAGTAATGACGGTATTCCCTTCCCATCTCCCACACTTTGCTTGGCCTGTACTTTGGGGCACCAGACGAGCAGTGGTTGCATGGTTTCATGGTAAGGCCCCTCTTCGCTGAGGTTAGCGATAGTCGTTTATTTTTTTTTTATTTTTTGGAAGAACAAACAATGAACAAACAATACTTCCCAAGTGATTACGAGGAATTCATCTATAAGTCTCGCTATAGCCGCTGGTTGTCGAGTGAGGATCGTCGTGAAGACTGGCCTGAGACTGTAGATCGGTACGTCAACTTCATGATGACGTCCGTCCTTGAGAACATGGGACTGACCCTGAATGAGGAATTGGTGGAACGCATTCGTCAGGCGATCTTAGAGTTTAATGTGATGCCTTCTATGCGAGCTCTCATGACTGCCGGTAAGGCACTAGAGCGTGACAATACTGCAGGGTACAACTGCTCCTACCTGCCTGTAGATGACCCTAAAGCATTTGATGAAGCCATGTTCATCTTGCTGTGTGGTACGGGCGTAGGCTTCTCTGTGGAAGAGAAGTACGTGAAGAAGCTCCCTGAAATACCGGATGAAATGTTTGATTCCGATACGACTATCGTGGTCAAGGACAGCAAGGAAGGTTGGGCTAAATCCTTCCGCCAGTTACTGGCCCTGTTGTGGTCTGGTGAAGTACCGAAATGGGACGTCTCTAAAGTACGCCCTGCAGGTGCCCGTCTAAAGACCTTTGGTGGACGTGCCTCTGGCCCAGAGCCTCTGGTAAGCCTTTTCCGCTTCACCATTGAGACCTTCCGTCAGGCTACTGGCCGTAAGCTGACTAGCCTAGAGTGCCACGACATCATGTGTAAGGTAGGTCAGATCGTTGTTGTAGGGGGCGTACGCCGCTCTGCCATGATCTCCCTGTCTGACCTTGGTGATGACCGTATGCGTCACGCTAAGAGCGGTACGTGGTGGTATGACAATGCCCAGCGCTCTCTTGCCAACAACTCCGTAGCCTACGAAGAGAAACCAGACATGGAAACCTTCATGCGTGAGTGGCTGGCTCTGGTAGAGTCTAAGTCGGGTGAGCGTGGTATCTTCAGTCGCTCCGCCTCACAGGTACAGGCAGCTAAGAATGAGCGTCGTGATCCTCATTTTGAGTTTGGTACGAATCCATGCTCTGAGATCATCCTGCGTCCCTACCAGTTCTGTAACCTGACTGAGGTTGTGATCCGAGCAGATGACAATCTGGCCTCTCTGAAGGATAAGGTAGAGATTGCCACTATTTTAGGCACCATACAGTCTACCCTGACCCACTTCCCGTACCTGCGTAAGATCTGGCAGAAGAATACGGAAGAGGAACGCCTCCTAGGCGTCTCTATGACCGGTATCATGGATCACCACCTGCTCAGCAAGTGCTGTGACTCAGAGCGTTGGTTAGAAGAGCTCCGTCAGCATGCCGTAACCGTCAATCAGGAGATGTCTGCTACCCTGCGTATCCAGCAGTCTGCTGCAATCACCTGTGTGAAGCCCTCTGGTACGGTATCTCAGCTTGTAGACGCTGCTAGCGGCATCCACACCCGCCATAATCCGTACTACATCCGTACGGTACGTGGTGATAAGAAGGATCCTCTGACTCAGTTCATGATTGATCAGGGTATCCCGTGTGAAGATGAAATTAACAGCCCAGATACGACGGTAGTCTTCTCCTTCCCGAAGAAGGCTCCTGAGAATGCTGTATGTCGTAAGGATCTGAGTGCTATTGACCAGCTCAAGCTATGGCTGCTGTACCAGCGTCACTGGTGTGAGCATAAGCCGTCTGTGACCATCTCTGTGAAAGATCATGAGTGGATGGAAGTAGGCTCTTGGGTCTACAAGCACTTTGATGAGATTAGTGGTATCAGCTTCCTACCGTTCTCTGATCATACCTACGATCAGGCCCCCTATCAGGACTGCTCTAAGGAAGAATACGATGCTCTGCTGGCTACCATGCCTGCTAAGATCGATTGGTCGAAGCTCAGTGACTACGAAAAAGAGGATAACACCAAGGGTAGCCAGACTCTGGCCTGCTCAGGGAATGCCTGTGAAGTCGTAGATATCGGAGGCTGATAAATGACCCCGTTCGGGAATAAATCTTTCGTATTTGAAGGATTTAGCTCAGAATCTTCCCGTTCGGGGTTTATTTATCGGATACGGAAACTTGAGGATATGATGCAACGAAACTCAGAGCAATATGCCAGAAAAATCAATGAGTTTCTGACAAACACGCAACGAATTGTGCAACGAAATGCGGAGAATAGACGGTGTAATCTCCGCACCCAAATTGGGGCTGATTGTACCCAATTTGAGCAAAGTTACTGCGGTTTATCCTTCAAGGATAATTTGCCTAAATTCAGTACAAAAAGAGAACCCCCACCGGGAAAAGCCCAGCAGGGGTTCGGGGCCAAGGATACTATCCAAGGCGGTACAGTGCTGTCCCTGTCGCTACACAGGCGCTTTTGGGGTCATGACTTCCCTGCGGGCTACCGCACCAGCAACTTAATTATACACGATTATAGTGCGAACTATAATTACGACCAGTAACCGTTTTCTTCGTTGTAGGTCTCTACATCAGAGTCCGTAGATGGAGCAGCACAGCTAGTTTGGATGTAACGAGGATGCTTCAGACCGTAATAATGAGAGCCATCACCACGGCCAGTGCCTTCAGCAGAGCCGTTGCCCTTCATATCGGCAGAGCCCTCGAAACCAAACGACATATTGAACTTGCCGGTAGCAGAGCCACGGGCATCGCCAGCAGCTTGGTTCTGAGTGTAGCCATCGAAGCGATCATTCGCCATGACACCCGAAGAGACGCCCACAATGGTAGCGCCAAGAATAAATGCAACAATAGTTTTCATAAAAGTCTCCTAAAAAATGCGTCTTTAACGACGTGATAGGAGTAATTATAAAGTATTTAAGCAAATACTAATATATCCCATAGGAGATAGTGATGGCAAAGCAAGAGACGAAGCTAAAAACCGCATATGATATGGGGAAAAAGGCCTTTTACCGAGGTATCCTATTCAGCCCCTACAAGAAGGCCAGTGTCCTGAACAAAGAATGGCAAAGGGGCTTTGATACGGCCTACTTTAGCAACCTAACAACAAGCTAATTGGAGCAATAGTTGTGGATGACTGCGTTTATAGTAGAATAGACATCATCGGCCAGAATGGTAACGATGGACTTCATTACGACCAACCAGAGGAACAAGAAATGACAGCAGATACTCAAGACAAAGCTACAGCAATCACCGTTGAACTGAACCCTAACGGTACTCTTTCAATCGTTACTAGCTTCAACAATACGGCCATTGCCCACTGGCTTCTGAATCGAGCTATCTTTGAGCTTAATATCCACGAGCAGAAGGTACTGGCTGCTACACAAGCAGAGGCACCTGAAGAAAAGGCTGCATGATGCTTTGCTACAAAGACATGTCGTTCTGTGCCGCCCCAGACTGCGCTGTAGAGGATTGCCACCGCAATGCGAACTACGCCATCAATTGGGAAGACGTACGCAGGGTAGGCTTAGGAGTGGCTTATACGGACTTCCAGCTTAATTGCCGTTGGTATGAGCCGCTAGAGCGTAAGAACGAATGTGAAGAGGAAGAGGAAGAACCCTCCGATACCATTTATGGCGTCACTCACTGGTAAGCGTATGACTATTCAACTGACTGTCGATGTAGATGACTTTGAACGGGAGATGGTTGAGCACCTTTGCCTCCATCTTAACTACGTACTGGGTGACATCAAGATATTGGAGTCACGGCCACAGCCCCTGCCCGCCTACTCTGAGCAGGATCTAGCTGACGATAGAAGGCTGGCTGCTGCCATAGAAGTAGTTGTTAATTATTTTGGGGGTACTACCAGACTATGAAGCCTAAAGTCATACCGCTCATGGAAATGTGTGTAGAGACGGGTGTCCGTATGGGCATCGCTAGGGCATTCAAGCATACAGAGGAGCCTACTGAGGCTGAGATCTACGAGAAGATCAGCTCTGCTGTGATGAGTGAAATCCACGAATGGTTTATATTTGATAGAGATGAGATTAATCCGCCATAAGAACACTCAAGGAATTATTTGAATGAAGATCATTCCAACTGAATTTGAAATCTATGATGAAGAGATGCCTGACTTGTTGATGGGTAAGATCAAAGGGTTTGATAAGGAGTCTCTGAGCGTTGAGATCAGCAGCATCATGACCTCAAAGGACATGCAAGAACTTACTGTTGTGCTGGAGAAGGTTGAGCAACTGTATAAGGATGGCATTTAGCATCGCCCAATAAAAAACCCAGCCGAAGCTGGGTCTTCTAATAACCGGCCTAGTGTCGGTTTTTTTATGGCTGAGCTGCCTCTAGATCATCGACAGCTTCATAGCCTATGATCTTGCTGTCCTCATCCTTGCTAGCTGAGAAGCCTGCTCGCGCCATGTACGGAGTCATAATCTCTAGGATGTTCTTATCCGTAGCATTCTTAGCCACTGCTTCCATCAAAGTATTGAAGTAGGAAGGATCAGTCAGCATCATATCGAGGTTGAACTCAATAGCTTCCTTGATAGCTTTCTGCTTACCTTCAATGATCAATCCACTGAGGTTACGAGCCTTGGTAGCCATCGGATTCAAGACACCCAAGGTCAGTACGATCAGACGATCTACGGTCTTCTTGAGGCTCTCATCATAGACGGTAGTAGAACCGAAGTTATTGCCACGAATAGCCCGGTTATTAACGGACATATTCAGCATCTCCATCAAGCGAATGATGGATTGTGCTTTCTCAGGCTCGTCAGCAAAGACCTTATTCAAGGTATTTAGAGTATTATCAAAATCTCTTGAAAGGGCATCGTCTAGCTGCTTAGGACTAACCTCACGAGCTACACCTACTGCCCTACCTTCACCGCTAGCAGCATCAAAGCCAGTACGCTTATACGTGAAGATCTTGTCACGGATATAGCTCATGTACTTAGACTTGATACCGTCTACTGCAAGCTGGTCATTGGCGTAGACTGCACGACGCATGAGCTCATCAATCTGCTCAGGGGCATCCTTAGCATCAAAGATACTCTTCCAGACAGTGCTCGTATCCTCGAACGGCTTAGGCGCTGGGCCCTCAAGACCACGTACGAACTTACTAGCAGCGTCTTCCTGAGCTTCTTTCAGAACAACCTGATAGTTAGCTTCAGCCTCCTTAAAGGCTACCTTAGCGTCTGCCAGACCGGATTCCACCATCTCTAGATTACGGACAGTGTCCTCAAACATCTTGACTGCATCTGGGCGAGTAGCACGGATTTGATCTAGGAACGGCTGTACTGCTGCCTTAACCGTTTCTGCATTCACAGGAACACCAGAGCTAGACATACGAGTAATGCCCTTCACAGCCATGCTGACGTAGGCTTGTGCCATCTCATCGGTTACGTTACCGCCACGAGACTTAGTGAGGGCGTTCAGGAAGGCCTCCATATAGCCCGGAGTAGCTGCCTGCTCTGACATATGCAGAGCTCGCATACCGATCTCGTAGGCGTCTTCTTGGCCCTTAACGACACCCGGAGCTACCTTCACAGACTCTACGATATTCTTAGCAGCGGCATCGTACTGACGGAGAGGTTCCGTACGTAGATAGGTGCTAGCGTAGTCTTCGTAGAGATCCATTGCAGCACGGAATTCAGGATGCCCTGAGCTCTCTGCATATTCATCGATGACACCCTTCAATCTAATCAGAGCAGAAGGATCTTCACCAAGGTCAGTGAGCTGCTGGATCTTACGGGAGATTTGTGGGCGTAGGTTGGCGTAGAGAGCCTTGAGGTCAAAGCCCTGTGACTCCATACGGGCCACAACTTCTTCCATCGTCTCCATGATGGGCTGAGTTACTTCCTTACCCTCGATCTCAACGATTTCTTCGCCCACTTTCTTGGGGCGGAATTCACTGAGGGTACGAGCAAACGGATCTGACCGCATTACATTTGGAGTAATGTCATCAAAGAAATTAGTGCGCTGGGCAAGGGTCTGGATCTGGCTAACAAAGTCTTCAATATCTACAGGGATATCATCAGGTAGCTTATCAAAGGCTTCCTTATAGGCTGCACGAGAATGAGACCAACCACGATAGAGGTCTTCACCGGTTAGCTGATGGAATGTCTGCTTCTCTGCTGCAGTATCGCCTAGAGCGCTCTTAGCCCGAGCATCTTCAAGCATCTTCACTACGACATCTTTATCCATCGTAGCTTCACTCATACGAGTGGCTGCTTCTACATTGGCCTCTGCCTGATTAACGGCACGACGAGCTTCAATGACAGGGTCAGCTACGTCCTGAGCCATACGCTGAGCACCGGCTTCTGCTGCCTGCTGACCACCCGGAATAGCTGCATCTGCAGCTTCGGTTAGTACACGCTCACCTTGGGCATTGATAGCACTCTCACCCGTACGGACAATCTCACTACCACGACGGCCTTGCTTCAGACCTACGATGTTCTCAGAGATCTTAGTAGCGACCTCATTGATCATCTTGTTGTATTCTTCAGGGCTCATGACAGACTTACGCCAGCCATAGGCCTTCTCTGCATACTCCTTAGCGCCTAGCATCAAAGCCGTAGCACTATCGAGGTCAATAGAACCACCCGGTACGAGATCGACTACAGAGCCATCTGGCATCTGCTTCTGACCAAGGACACCTAGACGGAAGTCCTTATTGTCGATCATCACTTGGCCCATGATACGAGCACGCTCTGCTAGGATCGTACCCGGCAGTTCAGAGGTGATGTTAGGATCAATCTCTTTCAGGATAAGCAAACCCGCTTCAATGGCTCGCTTATCGATAGCACCCTTTTCTACTGAGCCGGTACCTCGGCCTAAGCCCTTAAGCTTATCCCAAGTGAAACCTACACCACGAGCAAGGACATTTAGACCAACGGAGAATACTTCGTTGTCGATATAATGCCCGATACGACGGTTGTCGTCCGGATCAAGGCCAAGTGCTTCCGCTACGTTATCACCAACGAGAGGTTGGGCTTCATCACTAATGGTTAAAGCACCACCGATGTTAGCCCCACGTTCAATAGCAAGGCCTTTAAGGAATAATTCTAGCTTCGCTTTAGCTTGCTTAGGATCTACTTTCTTGGCATCATCCCAGAACTTGGAGATGTAGTTAGCCATCTTAGAGGAGAACTTATATGTCTTCTCTAATTTGCTAGCCAGGGCAGCACCACCTACAGAGCCAGCAATTACAGATACGATTTCCTGACCTACTTTCTCCATCTCACTTGCAGGAGCATAGGTAGGGAAGTTTTCCTTCACGTAATCAGTTTCTGGATCAGTAATACCGAGCCAGTCTGTAGCACCCTCTACGACATTGCCTATAGACTGAACAGCGTCCAAAGCACCCCCACCAACAACACGCTGGAAGCCAGTGCTTTCTGCACCCGGCTTAGGTACGATGTAGGTACGCTTAACTTCTTCAGTCAGCTTAGGCTGATTATTAGGGCCGGTAGGCTGACTCTTATCGTAGTCTGGGTTGTCGCTTTCTAGCTTAACGTTATATTGCTTTGTCTTGATGCCATCACCAAGCGTAGTGAGCATCTCACCCGGACGCTCTTCAAACATCTGCATATTGCGTTCGGTAACTGCCTTTTGCAGGAATGCATTACGCTCTTGAGACGTCTTAAGGGCCTTGTATTCCGGGGAGCTAGTGATCTCAGCAATCAGAGGATTCTTTCTCTCATCCTCAGTGATCGGAGTCTCCATACGATCCATAACCCAGTCAGGGTCGTTGTAGTACCCCCCCTGAGTGTAGTCCTCTGCACCTGTGAATGGCTTGTTTTCACGAGCTTCCTTCTGCTCCTTCTCTACCTGAGTTAGAAGAGCATTCAGAGCATCTGGATCAAGCTGAAAGCTGAAAGAAGAATCTGCCATTAGAGTGCCTCACCTGATCCGTCAGTAAAGATAATAGCGCCTGACTCACGGAAGTTACCCAAAGCCGGCATTTGAGATACGATTTCATCGGTAATGTCTTCAGGGCGGAAGACCTTAAGGATAGCCTTAGCTCGGCCCTGAGACCACTGATACTGTTTAGCGAGACCGTCACGTTCAAACAGAGTACGGGAGTCGATCAGAAGACCTTCTAGGTACTCTCGATTATTCTTCTCCATTGCTGATACAACAAGCGGGTTAGCGGAAGCAGTATTCACTTCCTGATCTAGGCTCTGTATCTGTGACTTAGTGAAGTTACGGAGGTTGTTAGAGAAGGTCTCATAGCTGGTAGAGTTCTGGATGGACTTGAATACGTTCTCGTAGTCGCTGTTAGAGAAGCCGTTACCAGACTGGCCTAGAGCCTTACCAGCAGCGAACACGTAACGAATTACGGCAGCAGAGAATTCTTGATAGGCACTAGCAGTCTCGGTGGTAAGGTCACTAGAAGACTGCAGCTCACCAATTTTATTTTGCATGAGCTGGAGAACAGTCTCCATATCCGTGCCCTTTTGGCCCTCTTCTTGGATGAGAGCCATGATGGCGTTAACGTTGTTCTTGGCACCAGTGAAGAAGCTTGCTGTAGGGCCTGCAATGGTCAGTACACCCTGCGTACGTGCTGCAATACGATCTAGCTCATACGCACCAGCAGCCGCAACAGAGACTGCAGACTGCTTATCAGTTACACCCGAGTAGACTGTGCTTGCTGCCTGTAGCGTCTTAGTCTGTTCGCTCATAGACTCCGGTGTCATGACACTTTTCACCTGATCCTTAGTGATCGGTGCTTGCCCATCTAGACGAATCCAAGACCCATCCTCACCCTTCGTAGCTTCTACGACATTGATTTTGCCGTCTGAGCCTTGGTAGCGGATGTTGAAGATGGCAGGCTCATTCTTATTGGTAGCAGCGGCAGCTTCAGTCAATGCCGCCTGTAGAACAGGTTTCTCTACTTCCAACCAAGCCCGTGCTTTCTCACGAGTAGCCTGATCCGGGGAGAGTAGGTTTAGACGAGCCTGTGCAAGTTGTGCAGCAAAACTACTCTGAGTCAGGGTGTCTTTGCTAGAGCCGGTACCAGAGAACTTCTGCTTATGGCTAAGTAGCATTTCCTGCTGAACTTCAGGAGCAGCATTAATATAAGAAGCAGAGCTAGTTAGTAGGTTGAGAGAGAGCTGTTCAGCAGTCTCATTACCACTACTGGTTTTACCTAGCTTAGCCCACTTATCCTTGTGATCCATGAGCATCTGTTCTTGAGTAGCAGGATCAGCGTTAACATACGCATCACTTACAATCAGGTTCTGGAAGGACTGCGTCTCTGCGTTAGTAGGAGCCTTGCCAGAGTCCATAGAGTTCTTGACCTTGATCAAGTATGCAGTACGAGCCTTTTCATCTGGCAGAGAGCGGTATTCGTCAGAAGCCATTACCTCAGCAATCACAGCCTCATTCCAGTTAGATGGGAAGCTGTTCTTAGCGGACGGGGTATAGATGTACTTAGTAGGCTCATCAGAACCCTTACCGTAACCGATAACATCGAGGTACTCAGATTCAGTAATACCCATGATATTGAAGATACGATCACGTTCCTTTGGATCTACATTACCCAGCGCACCACGGAACTTAGGCTGTTCTTCGGTAGGCTTAGCTTCTTCTGCAGTACGAGCATTGATGCGATCAAAGTCTGCCTGAGTCTCTGTCATATTCTCAGCATCCATCGTCTCACGCTCTGGAGTCTTCGCTACAGGAGCCTCAGCAGTAAGTTGTGACATCTGAGCATCTACAGGATTAACGGGCTCTACACCCTCTACAGTAGGAGCCCCTACAGATACTTCTGCAGTAGCTGCAACAGGAGCACCCTCAGCAGACTTAGCCTTACGCTTCGTATCCCAATCCTGCCAAGCTGGGTTCAGCTTAAACACATTAGGACGAGCAAGATCTTCACGGATCTTATCGATAGTACGACCAGAATCTAACCACTGAGCAATAACCTCAGCAGTCTCTTTTGGCTGTTGGAATTCTTCAGCAAGCTGACTAGCAGTCTTACGGTTCTTAGCCTTCTCTAGGCCATTCTCGTATTCAGTCTTCGCTTGCTCTAGCTTAAACTTAAACTTGTCACGGGAATTGAGCTGAGACGTCTCAAACGCTTTGGTAAAAGACGGGGCAAAGCCTCCTGCGAAGCCGGTAGCAAAATCTTCAAAGCCACTCATTAGATTTCTTCCTCGGGCATATCTTCAGGAGCTGCTTCTTCTTCAGCGCCGTAACCAAGCATTACTGCCTGTTCATCTGCTGGTGCTGGAGCCATCAGGCCACCTTCTTCTGCACCGCCCTCTTCAGCTTGCATCTGAGCAGCTTCAGCCTCTACAGCCATTGCTACTTCCTGCATCTTCTGTGGGGAGGCATTGATAATCTCAGCTAGCATAGCCTGCTCACTGCCCTCACCAGAATCCAGCCCCATCGTGTAATCGATACCGTACTGCTTAGCCATGATCGTGAGTAGACGTGCTACAGGCCCTGCCATGAGGATGGCAAAGTCTGGAGTCCACTTACCACGACCAATACCCGTAGTTACGATGATGTCTGTTACGGTAGCTACACTGACATCCGTTTTCAGCATCGCCATAGAACGAAGACCGAGGTTAGTTTCGGTCAGGTCGTCGAGTACGTATTCAATAGCTTCATCTAGATCAGTGATATCCGGAGGTCTATGCCACGGATAGTTACGGGTATCTGACGTAATGTTCTCGCCCGGGATAGGGCCGCTGAGTTTATTAGGATCAAGCAGGGACATCAGTATCGTCCTCCTCTACAGCCATTTCCTCTGGCTCAACGTCAGTGCCCTCAAGCATGTCCTTTTCGAGCTGGTCGAAGTACTCAAGAGTGTATTTCATTTCCTTGCCAGTAGCTTCCTGAAGGGCATCAAATGAATGCCCCTTGAAGTACTTGGCAATTGATTTGCGGATCGCTTCTTCAAATGTCATGGTGTTATTTCCTTACGCCATAGCCCAGCTAGCGAGCTTGCCACCTTCACCGGTGAGGTTGCCGGTATAGGCACCTAGCATTGCACCACCGATCTGGCCTACAGCACCCCAGATACCACCACCCTTCTTGGCATTGGCAGCAATCTGAGCCTTCTCAAGCTCAATCTTAGCGAGGGCAATCTTATTCTCACGATCCTTGGCGTTCTCACCTTCCTTCCAAGCGTAGTCTAACGCTGCATCAGCACGATCCCACATATGGGAGAGCTGCTCTGAGGTGAGGTCTATTGCATTCTTAACGTCCGTAGCCGCTGCATTGAATGCATTCTCATTGTTTTGGAGAGTAACGTCCTGACGCCACTGAGCATTAAACTGCTCAATGTCGTATGACATTTCCTTATACCACTGCTCACGGTTATTCTGGAGAGTAGCATTGAATTGGTAGGTATCGTTCAGCTCACCTGTATTGAACTTCTCCATTACGTTCTTCTGCTCTGCATTGAACATGGAGATTTGATTATCCAGATTAGCGTAGAACTTATCCATCGTGTTCTGCTCAGTTGCATTGAACTGACGCATCACATTCTCTTGCTTAGCATCCTCTAAGATAGACTGGACGCGAGCTTGAGTATTGATCAGGTTAGCCTGTTGCTCATTCTCTAAGTTAGCCAAGTCGTAGGCCATGAAGGTCTTAGAGTTATTCACAGCAGCCGTCATACGGTTGTCTAGATTAACCTGCTCCATCTTAGACAAGATGTTGGCAGTGTTGATAATCTTCTGCTGCTTATTATCGAGATTCTTAAGGGTGACAGACTGATAGAACTGAGCTTCCTGCTGAGCAATCGGCAGGGTAGCTTCCATCATAGCCTGTGCAGTAGCAGCAATCGCTGCAGTACCGCTTACGCCCTTGAAGCTAATGATACGGGATACAGCACGAGCCTGACCTGCAGCCCATGTAGGAATCTTAGTCTGACCAGTGACAGGGTCTACGAAGTCAGCAGAGATCTTCTCAAGCTGCCCCATGACCGTAGCCTTAGCATCGAGGTAGTTACCTTCCCCGAGAGACTGTGCCAGAAGCTTACCTGATACGGTGCTGGTATCGATTACGTTAGAGATGTCCTGACTAGCAAAAGTATTGAGAGCCTTACCAGTCTCATTGACTGAGCCATCCTCATTGGTACCAGTAGCCATGCCCTGCATATCTACGGCAGCAGCATCGATGATAGCCTGCTGGTTAGTGGCAGTAGTAGCAGCACCCATTGTATTGGATGCATTACTTACCTGACCGTAGGTAGATACGGCACTACCCGTCTGAGCTGAGGTAGGCTGGGTAGCCCCTGCGGCCTGTGCTACACCACTCTGGGCAGCGTTGATATTGAGGGCATCAACATCCATGCTAGCAATGCTAGGATCAATAGTCGTACCTGCAGTATTTGCATCAATGACCTGAACCTGATTAGACAGATTCATACCGTTGTTCTGGAGGTAGGAAGTAGGGTCTGCAACGATATTTGCAGAAGTCTGGGCTACATTCGTACCACCTACGTAGTCACCGGCACCACTGAGCTGAGCAGCTTGAAGCGTAGAGATACCATTTAAGGTATCACCACTAAAGCCACTCCAGCCAGTTGCAGCGGATGCAGCCGCAGGATCACCTACTAAGCCACCAATAGTTGTTGGGTCAGCTACTGCCATTGTCGTATCTCATTATTCTGGGTGCTAGTGCACACCCTCTTTGTGGTCGTTGAACCGGGAGTAAGCCACGAGGCCAATACCAGCTACTGCTACGAGCAGGAACAATGTCTCTGCTACACCTGAGTAGCCCACCAATCCCTCAAGCTGTGAGGCGGTCTCTGACAGGATAGTCCCGGCTCCGGCTAGGCTAGCACCTGCCATAGTCTTGGACTTTGATAATGGCTTCAGGGCCTCCTGTACGGGCCTCTGAGGCATTAGATCCCCACCATCTGCGGACAGGGGGGCATCCATAGAGAATAAAGCAGCCTCAGCCGTTCTACGGCGTGTGAGGCCGGGAAGAGCACGAAGCTCTCCATCAACACGAGCCTTATTCCACTTCAGGATCTCTGACGGTACTTCTTCATATTTACCGACATTGAGCTTCTTAAGCAGAGTAGACTTACGGAAGTTCTCCCCGCCGAGGTTAAAAATAAAGGAAACGAGTGCGTCGTATTGGGTCTGAGTCAATGGGACTTTGACGTAACGACGAACAACGTTTCCTACTTCTTCTAAATCCTCTTTAAGGAAGTCTTCACACTCTTGTTGTGTGGCCTTAGCCCCGGACTTAACGCCCTTGGTATGGCCGTAGCCGATAGTCCACTTCCCTGCTGGGCAGCGATAAGCGGATACCGTACCATCTTCTTGAACCTTGTGAAGGCCCTCGAATTTCTTAACTAGATTGATGCCTGAACTAGAAACATTTTGAGAGGTCATTTGAGATACCAAAATCCTGTGCTGACTGCTGCTGTTACAACAATCCAGAACAACCGTTCCCAAAACTTCATTGAAGCCTTGCTGGCTGTTAGATCGTCTTCCACGCGATCAACACGCCCCTCTACTTCTGTCTGACGCCCTTCGTAGTTATCCATCCTTTTGAAGAGAGTAATCATTCTCTCTTCCATACGAGCTAAGGACACTACAGCCTCACTGAGTTTATCTAGCTTGTCTTCAATTCGACCAAGTCGATCATCTGTCATTGGTGTAGTGCCCCTGCTCATCTCTTACATGGTCTGTGCGTACGGTGCTGCTCGACCTGAATACACAGCAGCAGTCTGAGTACCCGTCATAGCCATCATGCCTGAGTTGGTACCCGGGCGGTAACCGAGACGATCAAGCTGATCCATCATGTTGTTGATGTTCAAAGCGTTCTGATCGACCATTGCACCGGTGTTGTTGAAGGTTGCCAACAACAGGTTACCCTGACCATCAATTGCACGACTGATCTTGTTACCACTCTGATCAACGCTGCTCTGAATGAGAGAACCGGTCTGATCAAAAGAGTTAGCAAGCTGTGCGTAAGAGCTACGGATGTTTGCGTCAATGTTTGCATTCTGATCAGATAGAACACCACGAATAGTGTTCAGACGATCTACAAACTCATTACGCATAGACGCTGAGGTTTGAGTACCATCATCGAAGCCTACAGTAATCTGCTTAGCTACAGTAGCGAAGTCTTTCTCCATGTTCGTAGCGTTCTGCTGCACGGCGGAATTAACGTCACCAACACGCTGCTGAACATTAGACAGACCCTGCTGAGTAGCAGACAGGCTATTACCGAGATCTTCTTGGATCTGAGATACACCACCAGCAACCGCATCCTGAATACGACCACGCTGCTGGTTAGCAAGAGTAGTCTGCTTATCGTAGGTGTTACGGAAAGAATCCAAGCCGGTCTGCATAGCGCCCTGACGAGCTGCTGCTTCAGACTGACCTTGAGCTAATGCTGCGTAGTAGTTATCCAGATTACCACCGTACTGCTCAACGAGGTTACGGATCGTATCCTGACCACCCAGAACATTCGTGCTCATCTCGGTCATCTGATTGCCCAGATTGGTACCGACATTGCTCACATTCTGGTTCACGTTAGCGAAGCCAGTGTTCTGGTTATTCATCAGAGCCTCATTACCTGAAGTAACAGCGTTACCAAGGTTATTGAAGCCAGTGCCCATATCCGTCATAACAGTAGCGAAACCGGTATTCATGTTATTACCGAGCTCACCAAAACGAGTATCGACCTGACCACTGAGGTTGTTGAAACCGGTGCCTACTTGGTTACCCAAATTGGACATGCCAGTGTTAAGGTTCTGACCGAATGCATCAAGCTGATTGCCTACGTCAGTGCCCAGACCAGAGATCTGATTACCTACGTCAGCAAAACCGGAGCTCAGATCTCTGTCGAGATTGGAGATCCCAGTGTTGATGTCACGGAAATTACCTTCTTGATCACGGAAACCCTGAAGAACATTGTTATTAATGTTATTCGCTTCACGTGAGATGTTGGTATTAACGCCACTGATATCCTGACGGATGGTACCCTGACCAGACGCCAGCGCGGCAAAGTTGGCCGAATAATCCTTGGAAGGAGGTGGCGGCGGCGGAGAAGGAGGAGAACCACCCATTACAATTTACCTCGTCGTTTGTTGAAAGGTTTATGGAGTCTCCGGTAATAGAAGGGACGGGGTTTCCCGTACTTCTCCGAATACTCCTGTTTGATATCCGCAAAGACTTTGCGAATGTGCCCATAGGGAGCGATAAATTCGATTCCCCACAGTTCATCCCCATCATCGGCAGCATAATCCTGTTCATCCAGAACAATGTCACCGTTTAGGAATTCTTCAGCTCTCTCGTGACTGAGAAAGACATAAGTGAAGAGGGCCACGGGCTTTTCATCTTCGTAGTAGATCCGCACTTTGTCGTACATGAGCGGATACACGAAGTAGTGCATAAACTCCCAAATGGAGTACAGCCGGTGCTCTTCGGAAACGTTGAAAAGAAACAGTCCGTCTAAGACTGTTCTATTATTGACTTTTTTCATAGGGAAAAGCCTCATGAATGAAGCATTTCCACCTCTCTGCTAGTGTACCTATTATACCGGAAAAAGGCACTAGCTTTCAAGTAAATACGCGATTACTTAGGTGTCTTGTACTTCCGTACTTCTGGCGGCAGATCAACATTCAAGTAGTCTATTGAATCTATGCAGCCGATAGGGAATACGCACACATTGCCTATCCCCGGGTTGCTGTCACAGATTGTGACCTTGTCCTTTGTCTTCCGAACCAAGAAGCCTACCGTGTAGAAGACTTCTGGCTCATCCTTGCCTTCCTTGACCAGTTCATCGTGCCAGCCAGACCAAGAGGTGATGTCTCTCCACTTGATCAGGACTAATCTCATGCCTTCCCTCTCAACAGCCGTAGGAACCCGTTATAGATCTCTACGGGGCTAGGTAGTAGCCACCCTAGGATCATTAGGAGCCAGACATACGGGGGTATTTCCTCATTAATGATCTGAGTACCCGTAACTTTGTAGGACTTGGTAGCCTCTACAGTCTCTACAACGGCATTGTCTTTGGCTTCTACCTTACGCTCCGTAGACACTACGGCCTGCGTATTCTCAGCCCCTGCTTGGGCGTTCGTGTTGATGTCACTTCCATCGTTACCGGGAAGTAAGCTCCCGACTGCATTGAGTGCAGAACACCCAGACAGGCCAATACTTAATATGAGTATTCCAATATACCGCATCACTTACGCTGCATTGCAGCCGATCCAAAGTAGAAACCAATAATATTCATGATCGCTACTGGAAGCCATTCTGGAGTCACAAACCCACTTAATTGCTCATAAACTGTGTTTGTGCTGGTGAAGTCTAAAAATAGGAACTTAAATCCTTCCGTAACTTCTACCGGGATATTGGTAGGGAGGCCGAGCAGAGGTGCTGCAAATACGATACCCAAACCGCCTAGGAGAGACATGACTACGATAAAGCGACGTATCCATGCGGCGTTAGGGTTCTGCATCTGGCGGGCCGATTCAACCTGTCGCTCAATCTGGTCATTGCGCTGCAGCAGCATCTTCTGCTGCTCAGCTCTATCTGCCTGAGCTTGGCCCCACATCTTCATCACACCGCCGAGAGCGGTAGATCCAATCATGGAAATTGCCTCTGCTGGAAGATCAAACATCTTCTTTCTCCTTTCAGGTCAGCTTTCTCAAATTCATTTACGATTAATTAGCCAGCGGATTGTCTAAGGCTTTCTGGATACGCTCTTCCATCTTCTCCAGTTCCATCTCCATCTTCAGCTCTGATTTGGCTAGCTTGCCTTCAAAGTAGATGAGCTTGTCATTCACTCTCTTCTCAATGTCATACGTAAATTGTTTGACGTCTCTGAGGTTCGTCTCAATCGAAGTGAGTAGTTTGTCTTGGTTATCAATTTTCTGGTCGATGAGCTCCATACGCTGCTCAAATCCACCGACGTCGAGGTTCGCTATTCCCTCAACTTTTTGATACATCAGAAACCCTGCATAGAGAGCACCGATTGCGCTACTAACCACACCGCCAGCAACCACCAGCCCAGTATAAGAAATCCTGTAGCCAAGGATGGATACCGTCTTTTTCGCCAATGCATCTTTGGCCTCTTCTAGCTTATCGAGATCACTCTCTAGATCGCTCATTTCTCAAACCTTAATTCTTGTAGGTTCCTCAACTCCTGCTCTAGCTTCAGCACCTCAAGGCGTTTCTTCTGAAGCTCTAGCTGATAAAGCGTATTGCAATTGATACGCTCTCTAGGAGCATCGAGTGGAATGACGATACGGGCGTACATCCCTATGTCTTTGGATGTAGGATTGTCCGGGTCTGTACTCTTGAATGGGCTAACGGCATTGTTCACAATCCCCGTAACACCTAATTCAAAGTTAGTAGCACCCCCAATTGCATTGGAGCAGTCCAGATCCCCTGCCCTAAACTTATCGGACTGGTAACTGGTCGGCCCACTAGGGAGCTGCAAGTTAAGTGAAGAGTTATCGGCGTAGGCTAAACTCCCTAACATTGCTACGGCTACGGTTGCTGAAACTTTGAGCATATTCTCGTAGCAACCATTGGCCTCTTATCATTACCACCCCGTAGCTTAGACATGGAGCAGATGTAGGTAGCTCTCTGAACATCCTGTTTCCGGACATACACATCAAACTTAACGTGCCCCAGATAGTTAATCTTCATGAGCTTATAGGAGGATACGAACGGGATAGGCTCCCATTCACTATCAAACACTCCTATCGAGTAATACTGGACGTCTGATCTCTTATTAAAGATCTTCATCTCCGCCTTCACTACACCATCCACAAAGGACGGTGAGAACGACGGATAGGTTGGCGTCATCTCATGCGCAGATAAGTGCGTAATAACGCAAAACAATGCGCAGAAAAGTGTTACCTTGCGATGCACTCAGCGACTACCAAGGCTCGATAAGAGCCACCCGGAAATGCCGTACCGTAGCCGTACGTAGCAGTAGAGGAGACCTTGAACCACGTAGAGCCCGTCTCCGTCATATCAAATTCAGTAGTGGCATCATAGGTGACCTTAGCTGCCTCATAACCAGACATGGCAGCATCTGATACCTCAGATACCTCAGTAGCTCCTGTCCAGACTACCGTATCATCCAAAGCTGGGCTGGTAGAGAAACTGGTAGGAGTAGTGATCTTAGCCGTGTAGGCATTGCCTAGAGATACGTCGTAACGGATCACGGGCTGGACACCACCATCGGCAGGAGTCGTGCTTAAAACATCAGCAGACGGGTTCCCGTAGACCCCGGGGACATCCGTATTGATCACGCACTTAGACTGGACATTACCCGTAATCGGGATCTCAGCAGCCTGTGCCGTACCGGCAATCAGCAGGGCCAATGCGATCTTCTTCATTTGTATTGCTCCCCAACCATTTGGCTGTGTAGTCTGTCATTTGCTAGTGATCGGAAGGCTCTGCGGTTATCTGATATCTTAGCGTCTACAAGAACTAAACTATCCGGATAAACCCCTCCCGGGATGCTCTTGGAATAGTAGCCTCCGAGGGAGACCGTATTCATAGCCTTGAGCGTGGCAAGCTGTCCTACAGCCATCTCTAAGGCGCTCTCAGAGGCCGCTAGAGCCGTTTCTAGATCACCCTCATCATCCCCACCTTCTTTGTCTTTGGAGGGCTCCTCGTCCCTCTCATACAGGCTAGGATCGGTTCTCTGCATGGCCTGCTGGATTAATTCATCACGGTAGGCGTCATACAGGTCTATAGAAGGCTCTGGCTCTTCTGGGAGAGCAATCTCCTCTACCTCTACCACGACAGGGGCCGGGATATAGGGCTCCTCATAGCCGGGGCAGGACGGGTCATTTTGAGGATCGAAACAATGATCGATCTTGTATGTGTAGACGACTGAGGGGTCTTCTACGCTACCCACTCCAGTCGTTTCGATGGAGCCCGTTCCCCAGCGGTCAATAGGTATGTAGGACGGGAGGGGTACAAGCTTGTTGATTGTGGCCCCCGGCCTTCCTGACCAGTCATCGGTCTCACGGAATACGTAGCCCCCATTGAGGGCGTCTTCATTCTGGACGCTGACTGTGAAAGGGTCTGCTGGGTCTTTGGTGGCAGTGTATCGATAGATGACACCGTTAATGCCCATTCCTTGAACTGAAGGTACAGCAAAAAGAGAACTAGACATGCCCCAAGTACTGCCCCCAGCAGCAGCGTTATTAGAGTAGCCATAGGTGTACTGATCAAAAGAGTAGGAAGCTGCCGACCACGCCACCAATAATACCGAGAGCTTTAAGGCGCTTCTCTTCGACGTTGTCAGATTCTTGTACTTCAGGTTCATCAGCAGTATGGGCTTCCCACGCTAGTCTAGCTTCTTCCCCTATGAGACCATTGTACGGACAAGGAGTACCTGCCATCTTCATTGCAGTGAAGACCTTTTGGTCTTGGCACATCACAGAGACTGCAGCTACTTTCATCCCCATGTCGTAGAGGGTCTTAGCATTCTTCAGTCTCAAACAATTCTCTTCAGTGAAGGTAGATCCTACGGAGATACCAAGGATCTGTGTTTGGACTGCACCGGAGGCTCCTACCGTACAGAGATCATTACCGTGACCTGCTGAGAATTGAGGAGCGATAGCAGAGGGTGGAGGACTCTTAATGGTAGTGGTCATAGAGCCATCCGTACGGACGGAGCTCTTCGTATCACTAAAGGTCGTTACCGTGCTGTCACTGGTCGTGTGAGACGTGTTGTAGTTGGTATTCGTATTGTTGGTGACGATAGGATCTGTTTCAGCTAGGGCATCTACAGATACGGCCATAAGGCCACCCATCAACAATCCGATAATTAGCCAGCCAATCGACTCCGCTACACGGCGCATGGCTGGTTACCATTTCACCTTATCTGACCAATATGCAGCAGACATCTTGCCTTTCTTAATGTTCTTAGCGTGGCGGGATTTGAAGCTCTTACGCTTCTTCTTCATAGCTTCAGACTCACCCTTCTTAGGCTTGCCTGCCGTCTTAGCACCCTGCTCACCGAAGCGGATTACCTTTTCCTTACCTAACTCACAGGCTTTCACTACGTGAGATTTCTTAGGGTGAGAGGGAGTACGCTTAGGCTTATTGCAAGCCATATTCTTTTTGGATACAGGTTTAGTCGCCATCAATCAGCCTTCAAGCCCTGAATCGAGTCCCAGATAATCTTCATCCACCAGCCGCCAAAAACGCCTGCGCACGCGAAGCCAATGTTGATAAGGGTTTGGGGTTCCATTCACCTTGCCCCTTAAATCGCGTAGCGGATGATGACGATGCCGGAGCCACCTGCGGCACCTCCAACGGTGCCATTTCCACGACCACCGCCGCCGCCCCCAGTATTAGCAGACCCAGCGGTTGACGGGGTGCCTCCATAAGATCCATTTCCACCGCCTCCGGCACCGCCAATTCCATAAACATTCGAGCCGTTGCTTATAGAAGCTCCCCCGCCACCACCACCTGCATAGTAGGTTCCTAAAGACTTCCAGTTAATCCCGTCGCCGCCGTCACCGCCGCCTGAGCTGCTGCCGCTCGATCCCGGAGACGCCTTGCCACCCCCGCCTCCATAGGCATGTATCTTCATCCAGCAGCCATGAGTTGTATGGCCTTGGTGGAATGAACGCATCACGATCAGCGTCATACTTGAAGCCGATACCAGCGTAGTTCTTGCGGAATGGGGTGTTATTCGGATGCGCGCCGCCTACCGTGTTGTAGCT